CGAGTTATAAATTAGTTTATACAGGAAATCAGACTGACCCCGCCATATATCAAAAGATAAATACAGTCTTTGGAGCTCAGTCAACATTCAGTTTAGTTCCATTTGATGATGGCGTCTTTGCCATAGGGAGTTTGGGGATCACAACTGATGACACCACGTCAGTTGAACGTATAGATGTAAAAATCCCTGATCAAGTATTCAATATTCAAACCCATCCAGAAAAAGCATACGGCATAAGAGATTTCGTGAAAGAGCTTGTTTATTGGGCGTTTACCGATAAGAATTTGCACCAGAATCCAACCTCAGATATATTCAATAATCAAGTTCTTGTATTTAATTATAGAAACGAGAGTTTTGCTAAATTCAACGACTCTTACACTGCTTTTGGTTACTTCCAGGTTCAAAATCCTGATTATGGATTTTATCCTGCTAGTGTCATTCCAAACGAGACGAATGTGGCTGCTGGAAATCAACAAGGATTTGTTGGGCTTGTTCAAAAGAAAGCGGCTCCGCAATCTGTTTTGAATGATGAATCTCTTGCTATAACGAATGTGGCTCCAACGGGTGGCGGTGGGGCGGTAATCCTGACGGTTCCAAATCATAATTTCACAGCAACAGGACAATATTGGGTAAGAATAGATGGTATTGTTGGAACTGGTCCAAATAATCCTTCTTCATTGAATTATGACGCAACCACGAATCCAGTTATGTATCACGTTCAAAACGAGAATTCGGCAATTAATTTTGGCCTAGAAAGATGGAATCAAAACACGTATGTCTTTGATAACGTTCAGCTTGGTTTTGGGGGAACGTATCTCGGAGGAGGTCGAGTAACAGTGGTCCAAAATTTCGATATCAAAACTAAGGTTTTTTCTCCATTCTATGAGCAGGGACAACAGTTAAGGGCTGGATATGTGGATTTCTTGACCGATACTACGACATATAGTCCAGATCCGACAGAAAGCGGTCAATGTGCATGTTTTGAATACATAAATGAAGGCCCAGTTGCTATAAATAATTCAAACGTAGCAAATACAAGTTCTGGAATTATGGGGAACAATACTGTATTAACGTCAGCTGAAAACATAGCGCTCATTCCTCAGCAGGCCAATCAAGCCAAAATTTGGCATAGATTCTATTTACCTACTATCGAACAAAACTTCCAATTAGAACTCTTGATGACAAATCAGCAAATGTCCTCACAGATTATCAACGACAATGATTATGTCCTTCACGCTATGACCCTTTACGTCAATCCAACGGGAAGGATGATACAATGACAGCCTCTTTTCTACCAACATACCGAGATTTTCCTGTATCTAAACCTGAAGAACTTGAGAGAGTTCTCGTTCAATCTTATATTGAGATTGCGCAAGCAGCAAATGTTAAGGAAAATTCCCAATACCAAACTGTGGAAACTGTTAATGGACAACAGTTTTATGGGATATTGACGACTGATCAAACTAGATTTGTATACAGAAAATGCTTCCAGCTAGGTGCGATAGTTGCAGGAACAACTGTTAACATCGCTCATGGCATCGCTCCATTGGTTGGATTCGCGAATATGTATGGGACGGTTGCCACCAGTTCTGGAGATTGGCGACCAATTCCCTATGTCCCCACCGTAACTGAGTACATAACCTTCGTCGTCACGACCACGAACATAATTATAGCCGTGAGCGCCACTAGCCCCAGCGTAACTTCTGGGTTAATCGTTCTAGAATATTTCAAGAGTTAAGGTAAAATAATTTCTTGTCTGCTAAGATGCAGAAAAAATGAGGTAATTATATGGCACATCTTGGACATCATGAAAAAGTTCATGAAACAAAACTAAAACCTGGCCACAAATATCCTAGGGTAGCTCAGGTTGGGATTCTCTCTAAAAAGCAAAAGAAAGCTCAAAGCAAACTCATGGAGAGAGTTAAACCGGGCAAGTTTAAAACTCCAGCGTTTATGAAACAGGGATTAGGGTTTCTAGGCGGGGCTATGAAACATGGAGCGCCAATCTCTCCAATCGAAGGGACTGGCCAGACATTCTTGCAGGGACTTCTAGGACGGTCTCCAGAAGAGCATTTAAGAGATTTCGAAGCTCCCTATTTAAGGAGGTTTCAAGAGGAAATAGCTCCAGGAATCGCTGAAAAGTATGGTGGAGCTGGAATGCTAAGCGGCTCTGGGTTCCAAAACGCTATGATGGGCGCTGGGGCTGGATTAACAGAAAATCTCGCCTCTTTAAAAGCAAACCTCATCAACCAACTTTTAGGTCAACAGATTCAAGGGGCTAATGTGGGCCTAGGTTATGCTCAATTGCCAGGCCAACGATTTGGACAACAGCTTGAGGCTGCGAACATGGGGATACCGCTCAGTATGAGACCTCAAGAGGCGCAAACCCAGATGAACCAATATGCTCAAGGACTGAGAGCTCAGCAACTTGGTGGAGTTATGGGGCAGCCAGGATTTCAGAATATCGGAGTTCCTCCACAACCCCGACAGCCTGGATTCTGGGGTGGGCTGGCTGGTGGCGGTGGTGGCGGTGGATTGGCAGGAGTCCTTGGTGGACTTGGCGGAATAGCTCCAGGTCTTCTTGCTGGTGGGCATCCTGATATAGGAGGGGCTGTTACTGGGGCTCTTGGTGGCGCCGCAGCGGGAACGGCTGTTCTGCCTGGAATTGGAACTGGTATAGGTGCATTATGGGGTGGCTTACATGGGTTATTTAATGGTGGAGGTGGCGGTGGTGGCGGTGGTGGGGCACATTCGCAAATAAGCGCTCCTGAAACATCTCCTGGATTTTTTTAAAGGATAAAGTATGTCAATAAGTTGGATGCCTAAAGAATATGTAGAACGACGGCCTAGGACGAGTTATCTGATGGGTCAGGGGCTTGGGCAGGCGCTTGGCAAGGCGAGCGATTTGTACCTCCAGAATAAGGTGCAGGGATATTTTGATGAGCAGAAAGAGGCTCGGCTAGGAGAAAAACAGAAAATATCTGGCACTGCATTAGCAAATGCGTTAGGGATGCCAGAAAAGGCAAATTATATTTCTCAACTTCCAATAGCGATGCAACAGGCATTAATCAAGCCAAAGAAACAAGGAGGAGCTGGAGGATTAAGTATAGCTGGCCCAGATTACACGTCGTCATTTTCTGGAATAGGCGGCCCTCCAAAAGAACAGCCAGTTAAAACAACGAATGTCGTTCCTGGATTGCCACCAGAAAGGGGAGTTGCAGCGGAGCAGAATAAAGCCTATCAGACTGAAGCGGAGGCATTACGTCCTCAAGAATCTTCTGCACTAGGAGCAGGTGGTATTGAAGCTCCAGAAGCTCAAGAACCGGTGACAATGGAAGACAAGCTTAGAAATGATTGGCAAAATAAACAGGACGAGATTGATGCCCTACATAATGCTCTTTTGCAACAACATCCAGAACATGCAGAATCTATAAATGATGCTTACAATGCTGCTACAAAGCAAAATAGTGACAAGAACGATAGGTTGATGAAAAATTATCAAAATCAAATCAATCGAGAATCAGAGAGCATAAAAGCTCAGGATACAGCGACGAGAAAAGATATCGATACTACAAATGCAAAGGCAGAATCTGCTAAAGAAATGGTTGAAGTTCTTGATGGAATGGAAGAAGTAATAGACGAAGGATATACTGGTCCGCTTGGAGGAGTTAAATCTTTCTTTAATCCAGAAAAAAGAATTGAAGCAAGAAATAAGATTGAAACATTAAGACTCGCATTGCTAAACATTCACAGAACGGCTCTTGCAAAAGGTATAACGTCGACAGAATTTCCTTTTTATGAGGATATACTTCCAAACGTTGAATATACTGAAGCAGCAAATAGAGCTAAATTAGACGCTTACAGATTACAACTTGGGCATTATATTCAGAGACAAAAAGTATATGACTCAATCCAGAAGCCAGACGGTTCGTTTCCTAAAGATGCTTCTAAGATGGTAAACCAACTCATGGCAGAATCAAAAAAAGATGTTAAAAAAACTGTCAGAGAGGCAAGAAAACAAAATCCCAAAATTCAGAATTCGATCGAAGGGGCAAAAGAGAACGATCAATTTTCTGCTCTTCCATCAGACGCAAAAGAGGGCGATCGATTTAAGACAAAGAATGGGCAGATAGTCAGAATGACGAATGGAAACTGGAAAATAGTAGGTTAATGATGTCTTTTACATATCTCGGAAATGATCTAGATGAAGACAAAAAAAGATTTGGTCGAGGGAATATCGATCTGACAAATAGGCCTAAGGTTGTTAATCCAGATGGATCAATAAGTACGGTCAGATCCATGTCTTTCAATTTTGATGGAAAAGAAGTTCTTTTACCTACAATTAGCGATGAGGGAAAAAATCTTTCGCCTGAAGAAGCACAAGAACAATTTAGAAGAACAGGTAAGCATTTAGGTATATTCGACAGTCCTGAAGAAGCCACGAAGTATGCAAAACAACTGCATAAAGATCAGGAAAAAATGTTGGAAAAATCCAAAAATAGTGAAGCAGCCTTTACATATCTTGGAAATGATATAGCGGGCAAATCTGAAGAAGAATCAGCGACAAAATCTGCTACTCGATATGGACTTCAAATAGCTAAGGCAGCTCCATTAGCCATAAGAGGCGTGCCTGCTGCAAATCTAGCTCTTTCTATGCTGACCGGTGGCAAACTCAATGAAGAAGAAATCCCAGAAGAATATCAACGTCCACCATTAGGATATATTGGAGAGGCTCCAGAGACGCCTAAAAGAGCTCCAAAACCTCCTTCTGAGCAAATGGCGAATCCTTTAGGCGAACTTTATCAACACATTGAAGAAAAAACAGGATTGCCCTTAACGCCAAAGACGCCAAGTCAGAAAGTTCTTAGTATAGCTGCTGATGCACGTTCAATGTCTCCGGGAAGCCCAACTTTCAAAAATATCATTGGTATAACTGCTGCGGAAATTTATTCAAAAGCAACAGAGATGGGTATTCCAGAAGATGCCGCT